AGGGCTCGCTACCCTCGTTAAACGACATGATCGGCGCTGCGCGCACTCATTGGAGCGCGAGCGCCTCGCAGAAGAAGAACGCCACGGAGGCATGCGCGGAGGCCGCGGCTGGCCTGCCCGGGATCACGCCTCCTGTACGCGTGAAGATCGTGTGGTTCGAGCCGAACGAGCGGCGCGACGTGGACAACATCGTGGCCGCGTCGAAGTTCGTACTCGACGGCATCGTCGCCGCAGGGAAGCTGCCCGACGACAATCGCAAGAATTTCATCGGCATCTCGCACGCGGTCGTGACCGACCGCCAGCACCCGCGCATCGTCGTGGAGATAGAGGAGGTCGAGTTTGAGTAGTTGGCATTCTTACTGTTCGATCTTCAACCTCGGGCACAAGGCGGTCAAGGCGCTTCTGACCGTCCCTGTGAACGTCGAGGAGAAGGTGGACGGTTCGCAGTTCTCGTTCGGCGTGTTCTTCACGGACAATCCCGACTCTCCGAGTGAAGTGAGTCTACGCGTTCGCTCTAAGGGCGTCGTGATGAACGCGGACGCGCCGGAAAAGATGTTCACGGCGGCGGTCGGGACCGCAAAGGGCTTGATAGAGCAACTGCGCGTGGGCTGGACGTACCGCTGCGAGTACCTTTCCAAGCCCAAGCACAACACGCTCGCGTACGAGCGCACGCCGAAGGGGCATTTGATCGTGTTCGACGTGAACACGGGTGATCAGGAGTACCTCGGCTACGACGACAAGCGCGCGGAGGCAGAACGCCTCGGGCTGGAGTGCGTGTCGCTACTCAAGACGGGCTTCGGTGGGCTGCTCACGCTGGACGAATTCAAGCGGCTCCTCGAGACCCCGTCCGTCCTCGGCGGGCAACTCATCGAGGGCGTCGTGATCAAGCCCGCGCTCTACAACCTCTACGGCCCCGACAAAAAGGTGCTGATGGGCAAGCACGTCTCCGAGACATTCAAAGAGGCGCACAGGGGCGCGTGGAAGGAGACGAGCCCGCACCAGGGCGACATCCTTGAGCGGCTCGCGAACACGTATGGCGTGCAGGGGCGCTGGATGAAGGCGGTGCAGCACCTTCGCGAGGCCGGGCAGATTACTGACAGTCCGAAGGACATCGGCCCGCTCCTCCGCGAGATTCAGGCGGACGTGGAAAAAGAGTGCGCCGACGAGATCAAGGACGTGCTTTACGCCTGGGCGCTTCCGCACGTCAGGCGCAGGGCCACGGGTGGCTTTCCCGGCTGGTACAAAGAGGAGCTTCTGAAAAAGCAGTTCAATACCCCGGTGGCGGCATGAACGTACAGGAATACGCGCGCACGCTCGGTCGCTCGGAGCGTCGCGTGCGCGATCTCATCGCTCAAGGCAAGCTCTCCGCGACGCGCGAGGGAAGGTCGTGGAACATCGACGCCCAGGCGTTGCCGGAGGCAAAGACGCAGCGAAAGCATCTTGTGATCCCCGACTGTCAGGTCAAGGCCGGCGTGCCGCTGGAGCATCTGACGTGGATCGGCAAGTACATCGCGGACAAGCGCCCCGACGTGGTCGTGCAAATCGGTGACTTCGCGGACATGCCGTCGCTGTCGTCGTACGACAGGGGCAAGAAGTCGTTTGAGGGTCGTCGCTACAAGACGGATATCGACGCCGCGAGGCGCGCGATGGACCTCCTTATGGAGCCGGTCCACAAGGTGCCCGGCTACCGTCCGTACCAGTTGCTCACTCTCGGCAACCACGAAGACCGCATCTCGCGCGCGGTCGAGGACGATGCGCGCCTTGACGGCACGATCGGTCTTGACGACCTCGACTACGCGAGCAACGGCTGGGACGTGCGTTCGTTCCTCGAGCCGGTCATGGTGGACGGCGTCAGCTACATCCACTATCTGCCGACCGGCGCGAAGGGCCTCCCTGCGCCGTCCGCGAACGCGCTGTTGCTGCGCGGTCATTGCAGCGTGACGGTCGGTCACATCCAGACGACCGACATCGCGTTTCGCACGCGCGCCGACGGCCGGCGAATCATCGGACTGATGGCTGGGTGCGCGTACCTGCACGACGAGGATTATCTTCCGCCGAGTCAGAACAGGGCGACGAAGCGTCAGGTTGTTATGTGCCACGAGGTCAACGGCGGCGAGTACGATCCAATGTTCGTGTCGCTGGGCTTCTTGAAGCGGAGGTACGCATGAGGGGCGCGCGGCGGAAGATGCTCCGGAAGCTCTGGCTCACCGTGTCTAGGCTCGACCCGGCCTACACGTTTCGTGCGTACAAGCGCGCGTTCTTGCGCGCGATAAGGCAGTCCGCGTGAAGCGCAGCGAGCGCCGTATGCGCGCGATCTTCTACGGACCGCTGATTCCGCGCCTCACGCCCGCGCAGCTTGCGTTCGCGGAGGGTGAGGAGACGACCCTCTCCGACGACGACTACGCTCGTCTGACGGATTTGTGGCGGCAGGGGCGCCGCTCGGTGCCCTGTGTGTTCCGCTCTCCGATGGAGAAGTGGCTTTCGTGGGTCGTGAGCTTCGAGCGTCGCGCCATGCCCACGGAGGTGCCGACCGATGGCGTCTAGCCTGTCCAAGGCGGACCGCGCGAAGCTGGCGAGCGTGTTTGCGTGGGCGCAGGCGCGTTGCGGCACGCGCTACCACCTCACGTTCGAGACGCTCCCGTCTGTGGGCGAGGACAAGGACACCGTGTTCTCGTGCCGTCGGCATGACCGTCGCAAGACGGCTGACGCGACGCACTTTGTGATTGCCGTGAACCGTCCTAACCTCCGTAGCCTTTCGTCACCGAAACTGCGCCGCATGGCGGTCCACGAAATTGTCCACGCGATCCTTTGGCCGATCTCGGATTGCGTCGAGGAGTTCGCGGCGCTCGCGGGTGTCGTCACCGGCAGCGACGGAACCAAGCACCTCGTCGAGCGCCTCGTAGAGGCCGAAGAGACGGCTGTCTACGTCCTGCAGCGCGCCATCGCCGGAGAGATGTAGTGGAGGGTCTCGACCTTCCGTCGCAAGACGGCACGGAGCGCGCCTTACTCGGCGCGCTTATGATCGACGCCTCGCGTTTACCGGACATCGCGGCGACGTTGCCAGCGGACGAGTTCGCGGCCGATGCCCACCGCTTGATCTACCAGACGATACTGAACCTTTCGGCGGCGGGGCAGGGCGTGGATCTCGTTACCGTCATGGCGTGCCTCAACGCTTCAAAGGAGATCGACAGGGCCGGTGGCTGGGCCTACATCTCCTCGCTCGTGGATCGCGTGCCCGACGTCGAGAACGTGCGTACGTACGCCGAGATCATTCACGGCGCTGCGGTGCGGCGGAAGCTCGTGACCTTCGCGTACGAGACGGCGTCTGCGGCCTCGTCCACAGGCAACGCGCGCGCAGCGGTTGAAGAGGCATCGCGCGGCCTCGCGCGCATCGCCAACGACGCGACCACTGGCGCGCTGATCGACAGCGGTGCGGTCTCACGCCTCGGGGCGTCCTATATGCAGCGGACCATCGATGCGCGCGGCGAGATGCTCGGTCTCGCGACGGGGCTGGAGCGGCTGGACGAGATCCTACAGGGCCTGCACCCGGCCAACCTCGTGATCATCGCGGCCCGGCCAGGCATGGGTAAGACGGCGCTCGCCGTGAATCTCGCTGCGGACATGGCGCTGTGGCGCAAGAAGAAAGTCGCGTTCTTTTCCCTCGAGATGAGCGCGGAGGAGCTTTCGCTCCGCGTCCTCTGCGGCGAGGCTCATGTCAACCTCAAGAGCATGCGCTCGAACACGCTGCGCCGCGCGGAGCGCCGCGCGCTTTTTCTCGCGAACCGCGCGTTGTCAAAGGCCAGTCTCTTCATCGACGACTCTGCGCGCGCGTCGGTCGAGCAGATCCGCGCCCGTGCGCTACGGCTCAAGCAGACGGTCGGCCTTGACGTGATCTTCGTGGACTACCTCCAGATCATGGGCTACAAGGGCCGCTCCGAGAACCGCGTCCAGATCGTCGCGGAGTTCTCGTCGGGTCTCAAGGCGCTCGCTAAGGAACTCGGGGTGCCCGTCGTCGCGCTCTCGCAGCTTTCGCGCCGCATCGAGCAGCGCGGCGGGGATGAGCAGCGCGAGCCGCAGCTTTCTGACCTGCGCGAGTCGGGCGCCATCGAGCAGGACGCCGACGTAGTGCTCTTCATTCATCGTGACGCCTACTACGACAAGGATGCGCCGAAGCATGTCGCGCATCTCATCGTCGCCAAGCACCGCAACGGCCCGAACGGAAAGTTCAGCGTCGCGTGGCTCGGCCAGTTCATGCGCTTTCACAATCTCAGGAGGTGCGTGTGATCGTTGGAATTGTTCAGGAGGCCGTCAGCGTTGGCGATCTAATCGAGACGGACCCTGGTACCGGAAGCCTTAGGCGGGTGGTGCCGAAACATTTGGCATTCTGCAGGCTCAATCACGTCGGTCCATGTACCGACCCGTACGCCCCGCATCCTAGCGAGGCGATTTCCAAGAACGACGTGGATCTTCTCGGGGCTGACAAAATCGGTCTCATCCCCGCCGGCTCGCAGGCCGACCCGAAGGCGTGTCTCCGGTACGACGGCGGCAAGGAGCCGCTGCACCTCATCCCGATTCGCCCGCTGTTCGAACTCGCGCGCGTCTACGGCTACGGGTCCAAGAAGTACGACGACGACAACTGGCGCAAGGCGACGACGTGGCGGCGCGTGATCGCTTCGATGCTGCGGCACGTCTATCGGTTCGCGGCCGGCGAGGACATCGACCCCGAGTCCGGTGTCCATCACATGGCGCACGCCGCGTTCTGGGCCTTCGCGCTGATCGACTGGAGTCGGACGCCGCAGGGTCGCGCGTGCGACGACAGGCTCAAGTACGAGCAGGAGACGCTCCTGACGCCGTCGCAGGACACGGAGGCCCGGTGAGGCAGGGGGAGATTGTTCGCAAGCTCGTGGCGTCGCAGAAGGCGTTCTGGGACGCGCTCTGCGACGCACAGGCGAAGCTGACGGACGGGCTGGAGCCTGTCGTGTGCCTTTGTGGGTCGCGCCGCTTGGCAGTCATTCACCAGGAGAGAACCAAGAGCGCGGTGACGCGGCGTCGGCGCTGCAATGCGTGCGGAAGGATCGTCCTCACTGCCGAATTCGTGGTCGCGCGACGTGTCTCTGACGGCAAAAGCGGGTCAACTGCCGTCGAATAGTAGCTTCCGTCGTCCTTCGGACGAATGTTCAACGCATACACACAGGCCCGGCCACCAGCCGGGCCTTCTTGTTGCGGAGGATACCTGTCTGACGACGCCATCGACGCCGAACTCGTTACCGACGAAACCAGCTTCGTTGACGACGGCTCCGACGGAGCCCGGCGCAAAGACGGAACCTTCGGCCCAGGCAACAAAGCCGCGAAGATGCGCCTTTCCCCTGGTCACCTCGCGCCGAAGAAGTTTAGAAAGCAACTCGGAGAAGCCCTCGCCTACTCCGTCATCGGAGAGCCCGGCAAGTTCAGGCGACTCGCCCAAAAGTTCCTCGACTCAGAAGACGACCGCGTCGCGTTCGAGGCGTTCCGCTTCCTCACGGAGCAGTCGTTCGGCAAGGCTACGATCCGGCAAGAGATCCAAACGGAACAGCGTGTCGTCGCGGTCCGATTCGACATCAGTTCCGACTATCGAGGCCGGTCCCTCGATGGAGGAGATGGAACTCCGCGACTCCCCGGAAGCGGAGGCCCCGACGCTGACGGTGCGCTACCGGCGACCGAAAGTGAGTCCGGACCAGGCAGCGATGCTGGATCACCCGGCGCGGATCCTTTTCATCGGGGCGGGAACGAAGACGGGCAAGACGGTCGCGGGAGCGATCTGGATTCTTGAGGGTCTCCTACAGGGCATGAGATGCGCGTGGGTTGGTCCTTGGTTCAAGCGAACCAAGACCGGCTACGAGCACATCAAGGGAATGCTGCGCGATTTCGAGAAGGCGGGCATCGCCAAGACGCGCGACACGGACCTGACAATCGATGTCTTTCACACGACGAGCGGCAAGCTCGGTCGTCTTGAGTGCTTCTCGGGCGACTCGCCCGACTCGATCTACGGAGACGCGTTTGACCGCATCTTCATCGACGAGGCCACTCGCCAGTCAGAGGCGATCTACCCTTCGGCGCGGTCAACGACAACGGCCACGGGCGGACAGCTTCGCATCGCGTTCAACACGGACAGGTCGCCGCGGCACTGGGCGATCCGCGAGTTCCTGAGAGCCAAGCGCGGCGAGGAACCGACGTACGGCTACGTCACGATGCCTACGTCCAAATCGCCCTATGTCCCAGCGGAGGACGTGGCGCAGGCGAAGCGGATTCTGCCAGATAGGATTTTCAGGGCGCTCTACAACGCCGAGATCGCAGAGGACGGCGCGTCGGTTTTCGAGAATCCGCGCGCGTGCATGAGCGGCACCTCGCAGTTCGCGCCGCCTCGCGGCGGATCCAGCTACGTGATCGGTGTCGATCTCGCGCGCAAGGCGGACTACACCGTCGCCTTCGTGTTCGACATTCGCGCGCGTCGCCTTGTTGCGTACCGGCGCTGGCACGGGCTCCCGTGGGCTGAGCAGCGGCGTCGCCTCGCGGATCTCGCGCGCGAGTACAACAACGCGCGGCTCATCGTGGACGCCACGGGCCTTGGCGACCCGAACGTCGAGGAACTCATCCGCGACGGCCTGTCGGTCGAAGGCTTCATCTTCTCGGCCCCGTCAAAGCGTGAAATTGTCGAGCGACTCATCGTCGCTCTCGAACAGAAGCTCATTTCTTTCCCGACGAACACGGAACTCGAATTCCTCATGCACGAGCTTGAGTACTTCGAGTACGAGACCACGGCGGCGGGCAACCTCGTTTACTCCGCTCCCGAGAACGAGCACGACGACGGCGTCATCGCCCTCGCTCTCGCGGTTCGTGGCCTTGGTCCTATCTCTCCCCTCGCGGCGCGCGGTGTCGCAGGGGTTTGCGTCGGATTGCTTGATACCGCCGATCTCGCATGGGCGTGCCTGTGAAGAAAAAGATCCAACAGCGGGATACGCGTGGGCGCTTCGTGACGATGGCGAACATCAACACGGCGTTCAACACGCCCAACCCGACGACGCTACTGCAAGACGGGGGCTCGCGCGGCGCGGGCGTTTACGTACATCAGGGGCGTGAGGCCGGGAGGATCGTCCAGCAGGACTACCGCGACCGGCAGCTTGTGCCGTCTGGCCTCGCGTACAAGCCAACGGACTTCTTGAATTACCTCCTGCTCGCCGAGAACGGCGACACGAGGTATCTGAACGTTCTGTACGACGACCTCAGGGCGCGCGATCCACATCTCGACGCAGAGCTTTCAAAGGCAGAGGACTATCTCACGGGCGCGCGCGTGAACTTCCTGCCGCCTCGGCGCTTCCGCGCCGGCAACGACGGTGCGTCTGGCAAGCGAGAGTCAAAACTCGCGCAGGACATCTGCTCTGATCTCGAGGATCAGCTTCTCGGTGGTAACGAGGTGCGCCTCGACCTCGCTACGCGGCACTTCGCGACCGGCCTGTGGAAGGGTATCGCGGGGAACGAGGTGGAGTCGATCCCGTTCTCCCCTTCGTACTCGACGCGCGCGCACGAGCGCATCGTCGCACTGCGTCCCATCCCGTCGCAGCGGTTTCGCTACCTCCCGGCGTCCACGACGCTCGTCCTCCAGCAGACGGCGGACATCGAGGACTATGTCCACGTCGAGGCAATGGGCGACCGCCTTGCGCTTCTGATCGCGGACAAGGCCATTCCCAGCCCCGCGCGGCGCGGCATCATGCGGCGCGTTCTGTCGCTGATGCTCATTCGGCTCTACGGGCCGCAATGGTGGGCACGCTTCGTAGAACTCTTCGGGTCTCCGATGCGCGTTGGCAAGACGGCGGGCGCGGACCTCGGAACAGAGAACCGCCTTAAGACGGCTCTTCAGAACATGGGGTCGTCCGGTTGGGCGATCATCCCCGACACCGCGAACATCGAGTTCATCGAGAGCATGTCCCGCACGGGAGGTGGCACGCCCCACGAACTCCTGATGGACTTCACGGCGCGCGAGATCTCGAAGGTCGTTCTCGGCGCGACGCAGACCACGGACGTGCAGCGCAACACCGGCTCGCGTTCGTCGGCGCAGGTTCATCACGACGTGACGGTCGCGCGGTCATTCGCGCGCGCCATTGAGATCTCGGCGGTCTTCCGCTCGCGGATCCTCATGCCGTACGTGTGCCGCAACTACGGGATGGAGGCGGCGCTCAAGTTCACGCCCGAGTTCCGCATCCGGGTCGAGACGCGACCCGACATGTACAACGCGTCGCAGAGCGTGAAGATGCTCCTCGACGCCGGGATGCAAACCATCCCCGTCTCTTGGGTCCACGACATTCTTCAGATCCCGGTGCCCGTCGAGGGCGAGCCGGTCGTCGTCCTGCCGCTCATGCCGGGTCTGGCCCCTGGCCCCGGTGTCCCGCAGGAGAAAAGGCCAAAGGGTCCGGTCCCTGAGGGCAAGCCCGAGGTTAACGACTCGCCTGGCGCGACCAGTTCGAGTCAGGAGGACGAGTCGTGAAGATGAATTTGCGCGAGCTTCGGACGTGGCACGCGGACCTCGACGCGGTCGCCACTGTCGAGTTCGAGGCCTCCGGCGAGGCCAAGCAGAAGTGGATCCAGATCATGCCGTCGGGTGAGCCGACGATGAACGACCAGCAGAAGCTGCGCGTGCTGGACGAGGACATGAAGACGCTGGAGGCGGGCCTTGCCAAGAAGAAGGACAAGCGCATCCCGATCCTCTTCCGTCACGGCAAGGATCTCGTCAAGGGTGGTGCGGCCGGCGGTTGGTTCGTGAACTTCGAACGGCGCGCCGACGGTCTCTACGGACTTGTGGAGTGGGCCAAGGGCACGGCGCAGGAGATCAGGGACGGCCTCTGGCGCTTCCTGTCGCCCGGCTTCTGGGGCCGCGCGGACGCAGAGGGCTTCATCCGCCCCGAGTCCATCTACGAGGTTTCGCTGACCAACATTCCCGCGATCCACGGCATGCGGCCGGCGGAAGCGGAGCAACAGATCGACAACGCCTCGTCCAGCAAGAACGAGGACTTCAAGGAGGAACAGCAGATGGATCTCAAGGAGATCGCTCTCTCGCTGGGTCTGGACGAGACGGCGGACGCCGCCCAGGTCAAGACGAGGATCGAGACGCTCAAGGCTGGCGAGGCCAAGCGCGTCGCGATGGAAAACGCTGCGGCAGAGGCCGCGAAGCCGAAGGTTTATACCTTCACGCAGGAGCAGTTCGACGTGGAGATCGCCAAGGCTGCCGAGGCCAAGGCGAAGGCCGACGTCGAGGCGCAGGCCAAGACCGACAAGGTCAACGCGCTCATGGAACTCGGGGCCAAGGACGGCAAGGTCACGCCCGAGAACAAGGACGCGATCCAGAAGATCGCGGAGGCGTTCCCTGTCGAGTTCGAGGCGGCGATCCTGCCCGCGCTCAAGGTGGTCACGCCGGTCGGTTCCAAGGTCAACCGCGACGGCAGCGCCGAGAACGCGGTGAGCCTCGAGAACACGCCCGCCGCATTCAACAGCGACGAGCTTGACACGAACGCCGCGTGCGTCGCGAAGCAGTTCGGCATGTCTATCGCCGATGCCAAGGCGGGACTGGTCGCTGGCCGTATCACGGTCAAGAAGTAAGCGAGGCCGCTCATGGCTTTCAATGACATCGTTCGCCGCGGCCCGCTTTCGCTGACCGCCGCCGCTGCCCTGACGCAGGGCCAACTCGTCGTGCTCGACGCGTCGGGCTACGCCGCCGTCGCCGGGGCGAGTTCTGTTCCGCTCGGCTTCGTGTCGGAGTCCGCTGGCTCAGGCGCGTTGGTTTCTATCGAGCCTCTCGAGGGCATCGTCCCGCTTGTGGCCGGCATTCCAATCGCCAAGGGCGATTACGTTCAGGCCGGGACCAGCGGGAAGCTGACGGTCAAGACGCCCGCTGTCGCCGCCACGACCACGCTGACTTCGTCGGGCGTCGCCCCGACCGATGGCGACACGGTGACCCTCGGCTCCAAGGCCTACACGTTCAAAACCGCTCTCAGCACGGGTCCGACTGTTGCCAATGAAATTCTCATCGGCGGCACGGCAGCGATTGCGCTCGACAACCTCAAGTCGGCCGTCAACGGCTCGGCGGGTATCGGCACGACCTACTCGACCGGTACGGTCGCGAGCACGCAGTTCACGGCGACCACGAACACGGACACCACGCAGTTGTTCGTCGCCATCGTGCTCGGCACGGCTGGCAACGCGTTCGCCTCGACGAAGGTCGCGGTCACCCTGTCGTTCCCGGCGACGACATGGGCTACGCCGGGGACCGGCGTGAATCAAGACCCCGCGCCGACCGTCTTCACCATTGGGCAGGCGTTCACGGCGGCGACCGTAGCCGACGAGTCGGTTTTCGTCGCGTCTCTTCGCTGAACACATCGCTACTCGGCGCGTAGGCGCGCTGTACAAAACAGGAGAAATCTATGGCTCTCAACGACATCGTTAGGCGCGGCCCGCTCTCGCTGACTGCGGGCGCGACTGCCCTCGCCCAGGGCTACCTCGTCAAGCTTCACACCGACGCTACTGTCGTCGTGGCGGGCGCTGGCGACGTGCCGCTCGGCTACTGCTCTGAGGCTGCGGCCATCGGAGCGTCCGTGGCCGTCGAACCGCTCGAGGGCAAGTCTGCGCTCGTCGCCGGGGGCGCAATTTCCATCGGGAACTACGTCAAGAGCGGAGCCTCCGGCAAGGTCGTGGTCGAGGCCACGGCCACCACGCCGACCGCTTTCACCATCGGACAGGCGTTCACCGCTTCGTCCGTCGACGGCGACGCGATCTTCATCGCGTCCCTCCGCTAGAAGGAGAAGCTCGCCAATGAGCGCAAAGTACACGCCCACCGATCCTAACCTTGTCGCGCAGTTCGGCCACGCCGCCGGCTACGCCCTCGAACAGGGCGGCGACACGCCCGCTCCCGGGCTCGACCGCTATACGATGACCGCGATCACGCGGCAGGGCGGCGTTGCCCGCGCGGCTGTCGGCATCGGGTTCCTTCAGTCCCCGATGGCCGCGTCTCAGATGCTCCCGGGCGTCAACGCGACCCCTGACGGCAACGAGCTCGCGTACTTCCCCGTGTTCCGCAAGGAGCACTTCGTCCTCCCCGCTAACGACACGGTCGCCATCGGCGGCAACGTGCTCACGTCCGACGTGGAGTACTCGTTCGATTCGATGACCCTCACGGTCCACGCGCACGAGGTCGCGGCAGAGCCGCGCGAGCTTCGGATCGCTGCCGCCAACGGCGTCGATCTTGCCTCGATCAAGTACGACCTTGCCAAGGCGAAGGTCGAGATCTACCGAGAGAAGGCTGCCGCCACGCTGCTCGGAACAACGTCCAACTACAACAGCGGGTCGAACAAGACCTCGCTGACCACGGGTGCCACGGGCACGCAGTGGAGCAACTACGCGGCCTCGTCCGGTGTGTACTACTCCAATCCGCTCACCGACATCTTCGATGCGATGGAGTCTGCCCGCCTTTCGAGCGGCGTCTATCCGAACACGTTCCTGATCACGCCGCCCATCTGGCGGAAGCTCAAGACGCACCCGGTCATCCTCGCGCTGATCTCGTACTCCGGGCAGAGGGTCGGCACACCGGCCGCGCCCGCGACGCTGGAGACGCTGTCCGCGATCTTCGGCCTCAACGTGATCCTCGCTACGTCCCTTCAGGCCGCGTCCCCGACCGCTGCGTTCACGGATCTCTGGGGCAAGCACGCGATCCTCGCGTACGTCTCCGCCCCGTCCCTGTACTCGCCGCAGTTCGGGAACACGTTCGGTTCCTCGGGCTACCCCAAGACCCTCCAGGGCTTCGACCCGAAGAAGGGCGCTGAGGGCAGCACCACTTACCGCTATATCGACGCGTACGGCTTCAAGCTGCACATGTCGGGCGCGGCTGGCTGGATCTTCGACGACTGCGTCGCTTAAGTTCGCGGCGGGGTAAAGCGCGGTCGCACCGCGTGAGGGGGCTGGCGTGAGTCGCAAGTCGCGGCCGACCCCCTCCCCCGCGTTTTTTCTATCACCGCCAGAGAGAGGAGTTCCATGCCTCAGTACCGGGTGATCAAGCCGTTTTCCATCGACCCGTTCCAGTTCAAAGTTGGCGACCCCGTTTCCGAGGTCGAGCTCGGCATCTTCAAGATGGAGATCCTCGCCTCTGGATCCCTTGAACCGCTCGAGAAGCCCGCGCCGGTCGCGCCGGTCGTCACTGCGAAAGAGAAGACGCGCTTTCGCACAAGGCTCTACGCGCTCGC